CTTCGTACCGATAGTGGCGCAGACAGGTAAGACCTTCCGCGCATCCATCTCGGTCGAACCAGCAGTTGTTGAAAATAGTTCGCGCAGCATTGATAGAGTCAGCAATTGGCACTCTCGGAATGATTCGGGTCTTGTATCCAGCCGCTCTGACAATCTCCTCAATGGATTTGCCAGCAGCGGCAAGCGTCTTATTCTCAGCGTCGTGCGGAAGCCACAACGTATCGTAATGGTATCCAAACGTCTGCAATTGCGCTAGGTAATAGCTGATTGTCTTTTGATTGTCCTCCATGTAACGCAACAGCCGCGTTTCCATGCCGACAAACTGCAAGAACCAGATTGCCGTGGCGTCAGACCATCCAAGATCAAAGACAGCGTGAACAGGCTTGCTAGAGTCGAACGGAACCCGTCCAATGCGCCCTTGAAGCTCGGCGTCCTGCATCTCCCTGGCAAACACCGCGCCGTCGACAGTCTGCCGGCATATGCCCTCCCAGACCGTGTTGTAAGCCTCAATGTCCCGCTCTTTAAGCGCGTCCTTCTCAGCTTTCAGCGTCTCTGGGAACCAGGGATTGTCGGACCAGTTGATCTTAGTGACCACACAGTCAGCAGGAGGATGCACCACAAAGCGCTGGAACGTCTCATCCGTCTCAAGCTCCGGGTTAAAGCTGATCCAGATCTCCGAATCTTGTTTACGGATCGTCGGGATTAGCACATTCCAAGACATCTTAGACACTGACTGAGCTTCTTCAACCCAACAAATGTCAACGCCCTCAAACGATTTGATGTTTGAGACATTGTTTTTAAGTCCAACAAAGAAGAATTCAGAGCCGTTTTTAGCTCTGATTGAAGTTTGAGTTATTTCATAAAATCCATGCAATCGCAATGATTCGATCTGATCACATAAAAGCTTATGCACCGAATCGCGGATTGACGTCTGGAATTCCCGAGCGCAAAGAATGCGCGTGGGCTTAGATGCGCCGATGATTAGTAGCGCTCTGGCAATCGCCCAAGACTTGCCGCCACCTCGACCACCGTACGCTACCTTATACCGATGCTTGTCAAAAAGAACCGATAGTTTCTCAGGAAACTCGGCGTTTGATACGGCATAGTCAAGCTCATTCACTGGGTTTAACGAATGTAACCTTGATGCCCTCAACCGGCGAGCCGTCTGGATTGCTCAGCACAGTCGTATTGCGCTCGCCCCAACCCATCTGGGCTTTAGTCCACCAGATCATCGCCGTGGTGTCGCCCATCAGCGCTTTGTTGTACAGGGTCTTGGCCATGTTAGCGCAGGCAGTCGCCTTCCCAAGCGCCAGCTCGGTGCCGTAATACTTGCGCAGCGTCACGTCGCTGATGCCGATCAACGCAGCGATCTGGTCGTGCGGCAAGCCGAGACCGCTGGCCTGTTGGACCTGGCCACGTGTTTTATCGGTTGGTTCGTGCGGCACCATTTTTATTGCGTCAAAGTGTTAGTCATTGAATCGAAAGGGATTCCCGATTCTGCGTGGGTTGCTGCCTTGCCAGTGAACTCCTGCCAGCGCTTTACTATCACGTCGCAGAAACGCGGATCAAACTCCATTACAAACGCCTGCGCTCCATGTTTTTCAGCGGCAATCAATGTAGAACCGGAACCCCCAAAAAAATCGGCAATCGTTTTCACCGACAACTTAAACCTTTTTAGAATCCATTCCATCAGAGCCACGGGCTTCTGCGTCGGATGAACCCGATTGGTTTTTTCCGACGCAAGCGTAAATTGCCTCACAACGCTTCTGAAATTTGCCCAAGCCAGTTCGCAATCGGTCTGATCTGACTGACCGTTGTTTTTGTCCCAAACCAACCAACACTCGCTGTCGGGCAGGACGGAACAATAATAATTGGCTCCCCACCAAATTTGTTTGGCTTCTGGGTATAGACCATAAATCAACCGAAAACAATCCTTTGCAACGTCAGGAGTGTCATCGCCCAAAATATCCTGTTTGTAATTTTTTTTCAATACCGACGATTTGCTGACCGCATTCATCCCGTAAGGTGGGTCTGTATGAATGCAATCTGGATATGTTCCATCCATCAACTTCTCAACCGCGTCAATCGACGTAGAATCGCCGCACATTAGCCGGTGCTTGCCCAGTATCCAAACGTCGCCCAATCGCGTTGTAGGCTTTTCTGGAGCCTCTGGCACGTCATCCTCGTCGGTCAACCCGTCCGTGCCTTCGGTGACGCTCAGAAGCGCGTCCAGCTCCTCGGTCGTGAAACCGGCAATCGTTGCGTCGAAACCCATCTCTTGCAGATCGCCTAGCTCAAGCCGCAGCATTTCATCGTCCCACCCGGCATTCGATGCGAGCTTGTTGTCGGCAATCACCAGCGCTTTCTTTTGCGCCTTAGACAAATGGTCCAGCACGATGACCGGAACCTCGGTCAATCCGAGCTTGCGAGCTGCCGCTAAACGACCGTGGCCAGCAATGATGCCGTTCTTCCCGTCAACCAGGATCGGATTAGTCCATCCGAACTCACGAACGCTTGCAGCAATCTGCGCGACCTGCTCGTCGCTGTGCGTCCGGGAATTGTTAACGTAAGGAATCAGCGCTTCAATCTTGCGCTGTTCAACTTGCATCAGCAATTCCAATTCTTTAACGACGCTTTAGCCCGCTCTGCTGGTCCCTTTGCCTTCTTTACAACACCTTCCATCCTGGCACAAAAACTAGCCTTGCGACCTTTATCTGCGTCGGTCTTTGGATTCGGCGCTGGTGGTTTGAGATTGGCGTTGTTCTTGGCGTTGTATTCAGCACGACCTTTCGCAGTCATCCCGGCGCCCTTCTCGGTCGGGTTGTAGGTCTTGCCCTTCCCCGTTGTGGTCCGGGGAATGGGCTTGTCGTGCTTTGTAGCCATTACTTCTTTTTCGCCGCTGCTGCACGCTTGACAGCGTAGCTGATCGCCACTGCCTGTTTGACTGGTTTCCCAGCTTTGACCTCGGCTTTGATATTTTCTTTAAACGCCTTCTCAGACGTTGATTTTTTGAGTGGCATTTCAGTTATCTGCAAAGGTAATTACAAAAGCCGTTTCGTTCTCTTCTTCTTCGTCATCCTGCTCGCACGTATGCTCGCCGATAGCCAAGAACTGAGCAATGTGCTGCTCTAGCACGCGCTTGAGCACGTCGCGGCACTCTGGGCATTCCTCAGCATCAATTGCGCCCATCATGACCGCGATTTCTTCGGCCAGCTCGCTTTTACCGGCGTCTGAACCGTCTTCAAACGCTTGAGCATGAATGTCATCCGACGATTCGTTAATCTGGTCTTCCAACGCAGCAACAGCCTCTTTCAAAAGATTGAGATCGTCATGGATGCTCATTTAGCTTGCCCCGTGAATGATTGCGTAGTTCAGGATAACTGCCTCGGAATACGACGTGCCAGTCAAGTTACGCAGCGTCAAGATTGCCGAGCCGGTGGTCAACGACGTCACGTAAGACGTGTAAGCACCAGTTGTTGCACCACCCGAAATGCAAACGATAACGGTATCGTTAGCCGATAGCAGGCTGTTGTTCAACGTAAAGCTGACAGCGGTATTGCCGGCCAGCGCTGCGTTGTTCAGCGTGATGCGCCCAGCACTCTTGTTCAATGTGACTGCCGTGGTCTTATCAGTGAGCTGCGTCACGGTGCCTTGAGCTGCTGCGCTGTAACCAATCTCAGCGCTGGCGTAGCACGTCGTAAACTCTGGATCGGCGTAAGCAACGCCGGATGCGATTGAATTACTCATGATTGTCCTTTATTCCACGACCGCGCAAACGTCGGCCTCTTGGATGATTTGATAATCCTGACCGTCCTTGTTGTGGGTCGGCCAATTAAGGTAGTCACCGTTGCCGTACTTGATCCAGTCACCGACCTTTGCTTCTTTAACCTGGGGTCCGACCGCAACGATTCGACCTTCATTAAATGGCTCTTTGTTGGTGACGTGGATCACGTCTGAGAGTTTGCGCACCGCCGGTTGCACGGTGATGAAGTCACGTAACGGTCTAATCATTTCTGATAGCTTTTCCGGTCATGGGTGTAGCACGTGCCACCGGTGACGCCGGTGTTGAACTGCTTGTCCTTGCCAGCCATATCAGCCTCGCCCATGCCGATGCCGTTGACCATGCGCTCGGAGCGCGTGCCGCTCTTGTCCTGTCCGGCAACGCCAGCAGGAACCTTAGCGCTCGAGCCGAAGCCGTAACCGGCTGGCTGCTTCGTTGCGGAGTCTTTAGATTTCATCATGATTTAGCCTTACTTAAGAAAACGTAGTTTGAAAAGGGTCGAATCAATGAGTTGTGCAATCTCATCAATCAGGTTTTGTATCTCAGAGTCGTCGGGCATGATTTCGCGTGAGTCTTGCACAAAATACTTGATTCCTTCCATGTACTCGACCGGATCGTCGGTTGGAAGGTAGTAGTCGTCAGGGAATTCGGTGAATTGCCCGTAGCGGCCCATGTAAGCCTCGGCCAACTGGTCGACCAGTTCTGGTATGGCTTGATAGTACTCACCTAGCGCCTGGTGCGCAGCAAAGCTGCTGGTGGTCCAATGCAGCAGATGCGCGTTTGTGCCTGAGTGCAGAAGCACCGAGACAAATGTGCTCGCTTCATTTTCCATCTGCACCACCAAAAAAATAGGGCAACACTCCGTCGCCCAATCGGGCAATGGTTTGGCGAGGAGTGCGCCTGTTCCCGATCATGCGCGTTTTAGCACGTCTGACAAGTGTACGTCAAACGCTTTCTTGCGTCGTTCAATTTCACGATCTAAATACCATCTGGCTTTCTCAAGATCCTGCATTCCTGCCTTGAGATCCGCTCGCCAGACATATTTGATCGCGTTGCCCAGATTGAAACCCATATGTTCCGTGATCTGGATGCACTCAATGCCCGAAGGGTGCTGAGTGTAGTGCTGTGGATGGTTGACTGGATCGTGTTTCATGAAAGGATGCTCGTTGAGTATTCGCCGCACCAGTGACCATCGTCGACCGGTGGCCAGCCAGGTGATTGGTTGCCGTCCTCGTCTACCAGCAGTTCTGGTGATCGGCGTCGGCATTCACCCATCCAGGCGTCCGTCCCATCTCCTCCAAGTAAATTGAAATATCTACAGGATCCGCAAGTAGGTCGCATAGCCACTCTTCCATAAATAAGTCGGACGTCTGTTCGTCGATCACTGGTTTCATCTTTTGCCTCGTACTGGTCTATCAAAACGGTGGCGTCAGTCTGGATCTGCTTCGCAAGACCGACCACGCAATCTAACTCAACCTTGAACCCAGCGCACTGCTTTTGCAGCTCGCTTGTATTCAATTGGATATTAGTAATGGATTCGCTGATTAAATAACTCATGCAATAAGCGCCTCTTTAAGTTGTGATTCCTTCATTGTAAAAATGTCCTTGTCTTTGAAGATTTTTTCAATCCAAGGTCTGACCCATAAATAACTTGTGCCGGCTTGCGCGTTTCGCTCAATCAAGTTCTTTGTTGTCAGCTTGACGTTGCCATACGAAACCCACAAATGCGGGGTCAAGTAGTGCGGCACGAACATCGCCTGGTTAAGCCAGAACACTGGCTGAATGTCAGGAAAGCCAATCTCAGACTCGTCGGCTTTGTACACAAACCGTCCATTAGTAAATTCCATCAACAGCCTCCACAGGTTTGCCAAGCGTTCTCAAAATGGCGCAATTCTCTGGCTCACGATTGCTGGCGGTGCCGCTTCCATCGTAATAAATGTAGCTCGCTCGGTTGGTTGTGCAAGACTCATCAATGCGTCGGGAAAGTTTGCCAACCCGGAAGCCCTGGCGCAGCTTTGCATCAACATCCTTTGAGCTTAAGCCGGGAAAGTATTGAGCGCATTGCTTTGACGTCATTGCACCATGATTGGCAATGATTTGAATTGGATCTATTTTATTTTCCATTTTATTAAACATTTAAATCAAAAAGGAATGTCGCTGTCATCGTCATCTGCGAAACTGGATGCGCGGCCCTGTGGCGCGTTTTGCATCCGAGCTGGTGGGGTAGCCTCACCCGCTTGCTGAAAGCCGCTCCTGTGACCGTCTAGGTGCCTTTTTGGGCCATGATCGACCCGGGTTGTCGGTTCGCAAGCGTTTCCAATCGAAATTGCAGCGTACTGCATCCCGCTGGCAGCGGTTTTGATCGTGACGTCCAGCCAGTGCATCGTGCCGTCTGGCAAGCAAACCCGGCCTTTGTAATCGGCGTGCCAATCCTCGATCTTTTTGTCATTCGGGAAGGCAGCACCCTTGCCAGGTTTCTGCTCGTAATTGCCTTTGGCTGCGATTGGTTTATTCATTTGATTCACTTTAGATTGTTTCTCAGGATTTGGTCGGTCACAACTTCGGATAAAAGCTCCTCCATTGTTTCGACCTCGGGTTGTTTGGCATCAATTCGGCGTCTGATTACCGATTCGATGCCGGTTTGCAATTGCGCTGACGTCATGTCCAGAGCAATCAATTCGTTTACCAGCTTGCTGCTTATTTGTGCACCTTTTATTTTTTTCAAACCTCCTCTTATTTCTTTAGTAAAATTAAATATAGAGTCTTTCATCTTAGTCTTAGCTCCTTGTCGAAGATCTTAGTCTTAGCTCTCTTAGTCTTAGATCTTAGTCTTAGATCTTAGTCTTAGATTTCTACGCGCACGCGTATATGAAGAAAAGTTATCCACAGGGTTATCCACAGGGTTATCCACAGATTGTAGGGTAGTTATCCACAGGTTATCCACAGGCTACTTTGTGGGGTTTTTTAGGCTGTTTTCGCGCTCTCTTTCAATTTCTTTTACGATCTCTTTCTCCTCTTTTTTATAATCTCTGAGCGGTTTACCAAATATGTCCATTGCCCTGTAGGGCATCCGTTCCAACCGTCTTTTGGCTTCTAAATTTGCCTTTTTGCTCACTTGATGTTCTCCGACAACCAGACCGTGACCGATCCTTCTTCGGCATATTTTTTGGATACTTTGAGATACATTACCTGAGCATCGTCCTCGTAAACCACGCCGTTCATCCCGTCTAGCACGGTCTTGGCAATGTTGTCGACGTCTGGCCTGGTCGGGTAAATATCGCCGTCCAGGGCTGCCTGGCGCTTTGCTTTGGACCAGCTCAAGGGAATGCTCATGGTCGCCTCAATCATGACTCTCAACGGCGTCTTGAGTGGTTCTCTGCCGGCCATTGCTTCGGCAGCTCGCGCTGCGATTAGTGCTTCGTACTCTCGGGTTACCGCCGGCGTGTAGCTGCGGGGCTTGCCGCCCTGCGTGCTGAACCGTGGCCGACCCTTGCCAACCGGTGGCCCAGGAATTGTGAATTGCAACGTCATCATTTCAGTAGGTTCCTTGCTGTTTCCCGAACGGGTTCTTTTCAAGCCGGCGCTCTGTCTGGATTGTTGAAATGTCCCGACAGGGAAACTCTTGAGAACGAACGGCAGATGATGCCCGAAGTCGATGGGATTGTGGAGAAAATTTGTACTAGGGTTTGTCCCTAGAAAAAAAGTTGGTCTGACCCCTTGTCAACGGTTGTCAACCTCTGTACAGTACGACTCATGCGCTGCACGTCGTAGCGCTTAACCGGAGTCCCGCCATGTTCAAGGTCACTTTTCACTACTACTCAAAACTCCTCAAGCGCGATTTCTACAACGTAGAAATTCATCGCAGCATGGATGACGCGAGACTGCGTGGTTGTACCTTGAACTGGACGATTTCAAGCGTCGAAAACATTTAATCAATCACGGGGGCATCTGCCCCCAACCAAGGAGCATCATGAAAATCATATTCACCAGAAAAGAAATTGAGGAAATCATCCTCGCTCACGTTCACCGCGAGGTTTACGACGAATTCAACACCATCGAAATCCAGAATTGGCGCAACGATGAATTTGTCATCGTGACCTATGTCGAACCAACCCCCGAGGAGCCAAGCAATGAGACCTGAAGACCACGATTCCAACTTAGTTATCGCGCTGGCATCTCTTGCCGTTGGCGCCATGTCCGCAATCTGCTTGTTTCTTGCTCTCTCTGGAGGTCTGTAATGGTCGGCAAAGTAACCCCCAACACAATGCTCTCAGCATCCCGCGTCCCAGCCCTTCTGGGCCACTCAAAGTACGAGACGCCTAATAAAGTACTGGAAAGCGTTCTGAACGCGCTACAGGACGTAGAAACGCCGTTTGAAGCCAACGAAGCAATGCACTGGGGCAATATGCTGGAGATCCCGATCCTGCTTGAAGCGTCAGGACGTTTGGGATTGTCCAACGTAGTGCTTGACCATCCAAAAGCGTACTTTCACCCAGACGCGCCGATTGCTTGTTCCCTCGACGGGAACGGTGACGGTAATGGCCTGGTTGTCAAAGACAATCCCGATGCCGGCGTATACGTTGTCGGCGCCGAATCAATCACGCTCGACGGTGTTGGCGTACTCGAAGCCAAGCTGACCAGCTCGTATCCCGAAGACTATCCAGCGCTGAGCCGGGGACCGCTACAGCTCCAAGCGCAGATGGACATTACCGGCGCCAAGTGGGGAGCTGTCTGCGTGCTTTATCAAGGCATCGAGCTGCGCATCTTTTTGTTTGCACCTCACGAGGAGACGCAAGCGCTGATCCGCAAGAAAGCGTTTGAACTGGAATCAAAAATCACGCATTGGTCCGAGACCGGCGAAGTTGAATGGTACGACCCGGCCACTCCCGAGGAGTACGGCACCAAATGGCCAGGCGATCCAAACCTTGACTCTGTTGATCTGGGCGATTGGGGAGCAACGCTGGCCGAGCGGATTGTCAAAGCCAAGCAGGAAATCAAAAAGCTCGAAACCACAATCGCCGACAGCGAGAAAGAACTCAAGGAAATGCTTGGCAATGCAACCAAAGCGCACGCCGAGGAGTTTTTGATTTCCTGGCCCATCCGTAACTATCAAGCGCAACCTGCAAAGACTGTACCCGCTAAACCAGCGTATTCCATCCGTCAAGATTCTGTGACCGTAAAGGTGAAGAAATGAACGTCTACAAGAAACTGACCCAAGCCAGGTTAAAGCTGCTGTCGGCAGAAATGAAAAAGTCTGGCCACAACAAGTTTGCTGGCTATCACTATTTTGAGCTGGGAGACTTTATTCCTGCGATCCACAAGATATTTGACGAGCTTGGATTGTGCGGAATATTTACGTTTGAGCACTCAAGCGCAACTTTGACGATCCACGACACCGATGGCAGTGGCTCGATTGTGTTCTCAAGCCCTGTTGTCTCTGCGACCAAAGTCGAAAAAGATGGGACGCAGAAACCAGAGTCGATTCAAGACATGGGTGGGAAGCACACATATTACCGACGCTACCTTTGGCTGATGGCTCTTGAGATCACCGAGCATGACTCGATTGACGCCGGTGACAACGCGGAGCGCAGACAAGACAAGCCAGAAGGCAAGCCAACAAACCCGCTGGATACGGTAGCACCCAAAGCGCTGCCAAAGCCCTCTGAGCCGCCGCCAGACGTGATTGAGTTTGAGGATGGAGCTGGTGGCACCTGGGCGCTGCGCGTGCCCAACGAAGCCAAGCCACGCTCAATGAGCAACGATGAAGCTGGGTGGATTGTTGAGTTCAACGCGCTGGCCGACGCCGTGATGAAAGCCGGCAAAGTGCCGCCAGCAGATCGGATTGCCAAGCTCAAGCTCTTGCGTACTGCTAACGACGCTGAAGTTAACCGGATGTCGATGGTCGAACGCGCTCGCTTCTTGCAGACCTTCTCAGCTCGGATCGGCGCTCTTGATGCGCTGATGAAAGCAGCGGCATGAGGATGGCTCAGATCCGGTTATTGGACGCAATCGGTGGCTTGGAGAAATCCTTGGGCCGGTTGCCGTCCATGAATGAAATAGCACGGGTTCTGGGCTGTAGCCCCCAAAACGTCCACAAAATGATCAAAAGGATGAGGAGCAAAAATGAAACAATGTCCACCCTGCCACGGCAATTGCAATCAGGGTCGAAACTGCCCAAGGAGAAACAGCAATGACTGACCGCGAACTTGTGCAACAGGCGTTGGATGCTTTTAAAGGGCTTCTGGTGTTTAACCCGTCACCGGCTGAGTACAAGCAAGGTAGGGATGTTGTTGCCGCCCTGCGCGATAGGCTGGCGCAGCCAGAGCAGGAGTTAGTAATTGACTGCCCCCGCTGCGGCCACTGCTGCCCAAAATCTAATCAAGAGCCGGTGGTATTGATGGACTCGCCGTTGCTTTTGAATGGGCAACCCCTTTACACACATCCACCACAGCGCCCGTGGGTTGGGCTGACGGAAGAAGATAAGGAAGGTTTTTGGACAGCAGACCAGATGACTGTAGAAGAATGGGACACGCTATTCAACGAAATAGAAGAAGCACTTAAGGAGAAGAACACATGAGCATCGAAGCAATGAAGCAGGCGCTTGAGGCGTTGGAGGTGTTGGCGCGGTATGAGAATCCTGAAACCAGAGTTCAAGTCAGGAAGCCTAGAGGCGGTGGTCCAATTGTGACCATGTACCCGCATAAGGTTGCAATTGATGCAGCAGGCGCCCTTCGCGCCGCCATCGAGCAGACTGATGAGCAGGAGCCGGTGGCGTGGATGTATGAATGGGACGGGAAAAAACACCTTACTTTCACAGATCAACGGTTTGTGGAGCAAGCTCACCCGCACTTCAATAAATCAACCCCCCTCTACACCATTCCATCAAAACGCCCGTGGGTCGGGCTGACGGATGAAGAGTTGATTGAACTGAGTGAGTCAGGGTTGTATTTGTGGGAATTGTGGAAAGCCATTGAACGCAAACTCAAGGAGAAGAACACGTGATCGTCAAAGGAAAAATCGTCAAAGACTGGGACAAGTCCCAAATCTCAACTGCTTACCAGCGTCCCAACCAGTTCAAAGTCATCACTTGGGACATGGGACGCATTCAGAGCTGGCTGCTCGGCCAGAAGCCGCTGGCACGCAACCTGATCGAAAAGGTGATTTGATGAACCACGATGACATTATCCGAATGGCGCGGGAAGCTGGGATAAAAGATCCTGCACCGGCAAGGCAGGGATTCAAAATGTATGCAAATCCTCAACGGCTTGAACGCTTCGCCGCCCTTGTCGCCACGCATAAACGTCCGTGGGTAGGGCTAACCAATGAGGAAATCATGGATTGTACTCATCATATGACAAAAGGCGAGAACGAAACGTGGGTTGTCACCGATAGCAATTTGTTTGAATTCGCCCACATTTTAGAAGAATGGCTAAAGGGGAAAAACAAATGAAAGTCTGGGTTGATCCACCGGAAGGTTGGCGCTACGGCTTCCCGAAAATCTGGGACACCGATCTGCACGACAATCTATATCATTGGTTAGATGATCGTGGCTACCCGCCAGATCTGCGTCACCAATACGGTGAATATTTTCACGTCCGACAATGGTCGGTGCGTGACGAACCAAGCGATTTATAAAGCGCTGACGTCGACCAGCTCGCCACGGAAATCAAGCATTCCCTCAGCGTGTTTGATCGCTAATTCAGGAAACAAGAGCCGGGAATCTCGGAATGTAAGCACGGAAAAACCGGAACGCCAGTTAACCGGATTGTCCTCAAGGTAGTCGTTGAACTGCTTGCCATCAATGTCTGCCAGCGTCCCGGTGTCCACGCCATAACGGTTTCCACGGTAATCACTGTACGGCGTGCATTTCAATGAATGCAGGTGGCCAGTAACGATGCTGATGCCACTGCCCATCGTGTTTGTGTGCGTTGCGTGGATGCCGTTTTTGTAACGGTGCTTGACCACCACTTCATCTGTCAACCAGCACGACCAACACGGATGCCACGCTGGGAAATGGTCTTTCAATGAGAAGCCGGCAACACCCTCGTAACCTGGCGTGTTCGCTGCTAAAAAATTCTCAAATCGAGAGTCATGGTTGCCGAGTGGCCAAATAAGCTGGACGTTGTGGCGTGCTGCTTTGGCAACCGCCTCAATCTCTGCCAGAGCCTCTTGGCAAGCGTTTAGCTCCTCCTTGACGCTTGGTTGTTGCGTCCATCCAATGCGCGGAAACCGACTGATTGAAGCCCCGTCAAAAGCATCGCCGTTATTTATAACAGCGTAAGGTTTGAGCTGGCTGATCGCCCAAAGCAATCCCTTGAACGCCGTGGTTCGCAACCCTGGCCAAAAGTGCGCGTCAGAAAATACGATCACCACCCCATCGGTGATGCCAGCATGGTGCCGCGCTTTGGTTAGATGATGGGTTTGCAGATGGTCAAACGCTCTTGCCGTATCCGCTTGGGCAACAAGCTGGATTTTTAGTTTGGCTTCCAACCGGCGCCGATTCTGATGCGCCCATCGCTCAGTGCATCCGAAAAACTGAGCAACTTTGGCCGCGCTCTTTAACCGATTCCACGCCCCAAGAAAATCCTCATCGGAAACCTTTTGTTGTCCGGCCATTTTTTAGCACCATTTGTTGCGTTGGTGCTAAATAACACGATCAGATTACGGTGTCTAGTGCCAAACGCTTGTTTTATATATTTTTTTTCGCGTAGTCTTCAACAGCGTTAACCCGACGTGTCCAGCCCTTGCCAAAGACCGGATAAGCCTTAAGTTTCTCAAGAAATCTCAGCCTGAGATCGCTATAGTCCTCAATCAAATCTGACGGTTTCTCGCGCTTAACCGCTGCGATTGTGATCGGACCAATGACCCCATCATCATCAACGCCCAAGATGCGCTGCAAGAATACAATCGCCTGTTTGGGTCCACTGTTGACCGCGCAATCAAAGACGCAGTAGTCAAGACCAGACGGCAGATCGTCGCCCCAAACCTTGTTCCAATAGCGACCACGGTAGAGCGGCACCACGTCAGAGACGGATAGCTCGCGCATACACTGTTCGTCGGCACTCTCGCCTGTCCAGTCCTCCCAGACGCGCTTGGTGACGCCGTGGTTAGTCATACCGCCTGGGTCCGATGGATAATTACAGTAACCACCCTCAAAGCCAAGCGTCAGATCTAGCGCTTTCTGAAAGTTGTCTTTCATTTAGATGCAACGCCCTGAACTTTTTCAAAGGTCCGTAGACCGCCAAGTCCAAGCATACCAAACATCAGCTCCCACAAGCTCGCGTCCAATGTCGGCATATCGCCAACCTCAATGCCGTTCAGTCTTGCAACGTAAGAGCCAATCGGTCGCAGAACGTACTGATACGCGAGTGCAGTAGCACAGACCCATCCAATCGCTGGACGCCAGCCGGCAACAAACAAGCTGCTTGATGTTGCTTCGGCTTTGTTGATCTCGAGCTGGCCGACAATCTTGGCAAGCTCACCAGACTGTTGGAGCTTCAGTAGCTCGAGCTGAGCGCTGGCCTGCTGCGCTGGGTCTGGCCAGACCCGCTTGATGATCTCACCACCAAGCCCGAGGATCGCCTCGATGCCGATCATTTGGACCAGTGGCTGATGACCCAACCGGCAGCGGTGCTGATGCCGCTGATGACTGCCATGCCGAACCAAAACCCGCCCTTGCTTTGATTAGCAAGCTCCAACAGTTTCTTAATGTCGGCTTGCATATCGCTGACCTGCTTTTCAAGAAGGTCGACTTTAGCTATAAGCTGGCCGTATTTGATTGGATCGAAGTCTGACATGATCAATCTCTCTTTTTAACGCCAGCGCCTGGCTCAAGTCTACGTTGCATTTTTCTGGTTTCAAACATTTGGCCAATTTTACCAGCAGCACCACTCGCAATTGGTGGCAAACCTTTTGCAGCCAAAGCAACGTCAGCCGCTCGAGTGGCCATGCCGCCGCTCTGCTGAGCCAGTTGAGCAACAAAAGTGTTGGAATTATTTACAAACGATCCAGCAGGCTGTTCTTTTGTATATCGAAGCACATTCCCAAGAATACGCAATTCTTCAAGTGTTCTTGGGCTTGCGCCAGCTTTCAGTTTTTCTTCAAGCGCAGCAAGTGTCTTGTTATAGGTGGCTTGGTTGACCTTGCCGGTTTCCCCCATGCCGCCCTTTTCTCTTAAATGATTGATCAAAGCAGACTCAATATTTAGAGCGCCAGTTGACCCTTCCCCAAACGTGTTACGCATAAGTTGAATCTGGCTAGCTGGTGCGGTTTTGGAAAACACGTGTTTTTCCATAAACGTGTCAGGTGGCGCACCATTTACCGCGGCATCATAAGCAGGATCTGCTCTTAAAGCATCAAATCTTTCTTTGGCTGCGCTTCTAGCTTGATCGGCAATAGATTTTAACCCCTGAGCTTCTTGTAGCAATGGAAGGTCTTCAAGAGCTTGACGCACAAGGCTAAGAGCATATTTTGCATTTCCATCGCCAGCCCTTTCAGCTTTGCGAATTTCAGAAGCTAGGTTTGTTCTAAGAGCCTCAAATTTTTGAAAAGTCATAGGCTCGCCAGCTTCAAAAGCATTGATTTGTTTTTCAATGGTCGCCGGCAAAAACTCAGCTTTTAGATTTTCGTTAAGCAATCCTTTGGCGTTTTGTACAAATTGCGGTGCGTCAATAGGAAAACTGCCGCCAGCAGCGTTTTTAAGCGCTTGATATTTTTCTCTTATATCTAAATTTCTAGCGTTGTCAATTGCTTGATATTCGCTAATTTGCCTGACCCCGTGGTCGTACATTGATCCGCCCACTTCGTTTTGAGTGGCTCGATCATGAATATCTTGAATTGCTTTTTTTAGCTTTGGATCTTGTTGATTGAACCTTTCAGCCAATGCTGGATATTTGCCCCGTTCGTTCATTTCAAACGACAATGCACCCACATTGCCAGTAGCTTGACCTTCTGTTAGAAAATCCGAACCAAGACCAAGAGACTCGGCTTCAAGATGCCGTTGTAGCGCCGACAAATTGATTTGATTGCGCGGAATGCTTTGCAAACGTGCTTGCAGTTGTGGGCTGGCTTGTGCTATTGCCGCATCAACCGCAGCTTGATTAGTAACCGATGCTGCTCCAACGCTTCCGGCTGGCGCCACAAGACCCGCCGCCGGAGCTATTGATGCTTTAGCTTGTTGAGCTTTAACTTGTTGCAATTCACGCTGTGTTGGAGCGTTTGCAATTTCAGTCAACGCTTTTTCTTTTGCTGCTTGCGCTTCTCGTTGAGGAGCAGATTGCTCGTACGATTCTTTCAAATTTCTAAAAACAGTCGGCATTTCTGCTGGCGTCGGCGCTGCCGGAGCTGGTGCGCCGATGCCTGGCTCAACTCGTGGTGCTGGTGCTTTGGCTGCAAACTGATCGCGCAATGCTTGCTCGGCGCCATAGGTGGCTGCGCCGGCTTTCTGGCCAATCTTGGCTGCGCCAGGGATCGGCAGCAGCCCAAGCGACCCAATCATATTCTCAACGTCGCCAACAGGAATGCCGGTCTTCTCAGCAATCCAGGCTGCGCCCTTGCCGACGTTCTCGCCGATGTAGTTTGTCAGTCTACGGGTGGCTTCGGCTTTGTAAGCCGGATCTTCGCTGATACCCAAAGCACGGCCAAACGGGTCCGTACGCTTTTCAACAAACTCAGCCACCGATTTCTGAGCTTCGGCAGCAGGAACGCCCATTGCACGTTGTATCGCATAACTTCCCTGACCAACAAGACCAGTAAGACCGCCGGCAGCAACGTCAGCAATAGAGAAGATGCCTTTCCCGAGATCGGCCATTGAGCCGACCTTATACTCCGTCTTAGGCGCTGCTGGCTGTGGAGCAACGGTCGTTGTAGGGATTTGTGCTGGCGTCGCCGCTGGAGCCGTTTCAACGGGTTTCGGAGCCAATCTATCCTGCATGATCTTGCGGATTAGATTGCCCTCTGGTACGCCAGACGATGTAAATTGCACCGGCTTCGGTGCCGCTGGTTTGGCTGGCTCCTCGGCTTTCTCTGTGCCAAGAATCAACGCGCTGATCTCGTCAGTCGGTGCCGCCGGCATCTTAGACTTGACCTTGTTGATATACCCAGACGGGTTCTTGGTGACAAAGCCACCGTACTGCGCCAGCGCTTTATCAACGTCGCCGTTGTTCTTGTCTAGCAGCGTCTGCAAGTAACCCCGAGCTGCTTCCCGCGCTTGTGGTTCATTGAATGGATCAAATTTGACGCCTTGGTTCTGCAACGCCTTGACCGTACCAGGCATGAATTGGTACGCACCCATTGCACCTGATTGCGGATTGACTGCACGAGGGTTGCCGCCGCTCTCTACTGCCTTAACAGCATCCAGCAATTGGTCGGTGACAACGGTCTTGGATGGTTTCCCAAGAATCAGTTCTGAGACTTCATCCATTACAGAGATCCAGTTTGTTCAAGACGCAGAATGTTCTGATATTTGCGGTTGAATTCTTCGCGCTCTTTTGGCGTGGCATTCTTCAAGATCTCATTTGCCACCTTGACGCGCTCAGCCTTGTCTTGAATCAACTTCGGCAGCGCCATAATTTCAAAGATGCGAGAGTCGGCATTCTTGGACCACGTTTGCTTAAATGCGTTGTGGTTAGCGTCACCAAAGTTCTGTGCAAAGTTTGCCGCCGCCCTGCCTTCCAGTTCGGTCGCCAGCACGTCAGCGTATGAACGTCTGGCAATAGACTTCAGCACGTTAGGAGGATAAGTCTCGTCACCGTTAGCGTGTCTGGCAAGAGCCTGACCAGAGACGGTATCCAACGAGCCGCCCTTGGATTGGATCATTCCAATCTGGACGTTGGCTAGATCTTTTGACAGTTGCTTGTAATCCTCGCTGCCAAAAAACCCGCGCACGTTACGTTCCATTGAGCCAGCAGCGCCGGCTTGGAAATACGATTGCTGTTGGATCTTGTTGGCTTTGTCAATAACTTCTTCAATGCTGCGTCGAGCCGTGGTCATCGCCGGTTGCATTGACACCAGATCACCAACGTATTTTTGACCCGCGGCTCGGTCTGCTTCTTCGCCCACGACTGGAGCAAATGGTTGACCAGGAGTCCTTACGGGATAGCGCAACGCCGGCATGGTCATCGCGCCAGCAGTGACGCCCTGTGGCTGCGTCGGCGCTGCTGGTTGCATTAATGGGACGCCAGCGCCCTGCTTGTTGGCTGGTGCCGTCTCAGACAAGCCCAAATCCATAGCGCGTTGTTGAATGCCCGTTGACAATGGAACGCCACCCGTCTGCACGCCTTGCTGCGGCATCTGCTGCGCCGGCATTTGCTGGCGTGGCTCAATAAGCGTAGGCACAAACTGAGCACCTGCTGGTGTCGCCACGACGCTACCAGGAACGCCACTAAAACTGACTTGCGGTGCGCCATACGGTGCAAACGCTTGCTGTTGTGCGCTCGGCGTCTGCGATGCCATCAAGTTGCGAAACATCCATTCTTTAACCGGCGTTGGATCGCCGGCTTCTTTGGCTTTCGCAATTTGGCTATACAACGATGCCGCAAAATACTCGGCAGCATCAGCAGGAACGCCGGCGGCAATTGCTCGCTCTTTGGCGCTCATCACGTCTTTGATTGCTGCTTGAGGATTGGCAGCAGGATTAGCAAATGAATTTAGCTGAATCAACGGCGCAAAATTGTCACGCAACGTCTGCTCAACGCTACCGGCAAAAGCCTTTCCTGCCGCTTTTTCCCCTGTGACCGCTGTGCCGCTCAGCGCTTTCTGCCGAGCAATTTCAGCAGCTTGCGTATCCCGAGCAATACCAAGCTCAATCCGAGCTTTTTCTTGCTGGATCGGGTTCATTGCTTGTTCTTGCTCAAGCGCTTGTGCGCCCCGGGCCAAGTTCAGCAGATTTCCAGCAGAGCCAAGAAAATCAATCGGCTTGACACCCAGCGGAATGGTTGGATCAAGTGCCATGATTTATCCGAGGTTTGGATAGTAAGTGCCTTGCATACTCTGCTGTTGGGCACCACGGCCAATCAACGCCGGTTCAGAAGGCCCAATCTGGATCGGTGCAGGCGCCTGCTGCTGGTTAGGGTTCCGCAACGCCTGAAGGTAGTTATAGCCACCAATGTTGCCCAACGCGCCACCGTAAGCATTTGCCGCTGCAACCTGGCCAGCACCTTGAACTGCCGCCGAACCAGTCGCCAAGCTCGATAGGTTAGTACCAAGTGCTTGATTTGCCGCGTTGACTGCCGACTGCCCAGTCTGTCCAATCCCAGCAATTCCGGCCAGCGTGTTGTAAATGTCCTTGCGCTGGTTTGAGAAGTTCTGAAATGCGTTCTGATAGGCGTTGCTTGCGTAATCCTCGGCAAACCTTGTGATGCCACGGTCAATGTCGCTGCCGCCGCTGCCGCCAGCATTCAGACGCTGCCGCGCAGCTCGCTGACCTTCCTTCAACATAAACTCGTAATTGGGAGCCAGGCTTGTCTTGAGATCTTCAGGACCAAATTGCTTTGTCAGGTATCCCGATCCGGTCTGCATCATTGGCTGACCGTTGGCGTCCAGCATGGGCTTGCCCTGCGCGTCAAACATTGGCGTTTGACCGCCCAGCATTCCACCGATCTGGCTCAGCGACGTATAACCAAGACCGCGATACGGAGCTTGTTGCTGATTGATTAGATCAAATTGACGCTGTTGGAGATCGGCAGCGTAACGAGCTGCGTCTGCCTGAGTATTTGCTGATGATCGCGCAGCACCAGCACCCAAAGCGCCACCAAGCAGACTAAGACCGCCACCAATGACTGCTGGACTAGAAATTAGGGCCATGAACGGCATGATTAAATTCCTTTGCTGATTAACACAGCATCAATTTCGTTCTCGTCTGTCTCATCTGTTGCATGGATGCAAAACCATACGCAATCCTGCAACGCTTCAATCTTGTGGTGCGTGCCAGCTTTGATCTCAATGCACGCTGGAGCGTTGTAACTTTCGACAGAATCATCAGTCGAAACAATGACTTGACCTGATGCCAGTATACTCAAATGGGAATAAATGTGCTTGTGGGTCGCAGCAACGTATCCCTTAGGGATAAACATTTGCTTGGCATAGACGCCGCCTGAGAAATGATGCTCCACTTGTGGATCGGCATCAAATCGGCCAGCAATCCCTTTTACAAAATCATCGACTTTCATTAAGTATACAACGGCAAATAATACGTTGTACCGTCAGCCACAACCGGAAGCCATTTTGCAATGACTGTGTGGGTTCCAGTTGCTGCCAGATTGTTGACCGTCACGGTGCTAGACGTCGTAAGCGTGGTTGCGCTGACTGACGTGCCAGCAATTGATCCACCTGTAATTGCAACGCCGCTGGCATTCTGTGTGGCCATCGTGCCAGCACCAGAGACGTCAGCAATCGGAACCGTTGCGCTTGCCGTGAGCGGTGTCGTGCCGGCGCCTTTAACGTAACCAGTCAGCGTATTAGCGCCCGTACCACCAGATGCCACGTTTACAGTGCCGCCGAGCGTAACCGCACCAGACGCTGCCGCTGCCGGAGTCAGCCCTGTGGTGCCGCCATTGACAGAGTTAACCAGACCAACGCCAACCGTGATCGTTTGCACGTTAGGGTTTTGCAACCAGATCAACCATTCCCGCGCCGGTCTTTTGGTGACTGGATCTAGGAATGGCGATTGTGGGTATCGCAGATAGGTCGTTGCCATCAGTTATCACCCACGCTGGCTTTGAGATTGGCAGAGACAATTGCCGCTTTTACCGGATCGCTTATAGACACTTCCCAAACACGATCTCTGGCCATGCCAAGCCGACGCCAGATTGCTCTGTTTTGGTACTTGCCAATCTTGCCGATGGTTGTCCAATGCTCGTTTGAATAAGTGGAGCCACCGTCATTCGACCAGCGCAGCATTGCTTGTGGATCTTTACCTTGTCCAGTGCTTAGACCAACGCCAGGTTGGAATTGGATTTGCAGCTCCTCAAAATACTGTCTCTGAAAGTCAGAAACAATATGAGGAGTCCGACGCAATCGCCGGATTGGATTGCCGCCCTCGGTGTACACCTCGGTATCTACAATGTAGATCTTGCCGTTCTGATAGTCGCCAACCAGATTGTAGGTATTGAAAAAGGTGGCACAATTTCCGCGATTGCGCTGGAAGTTATTCAGCGGGTCCAAGCTCATCCACTTGAACCAGAGCTTTGTCGTGGAGTCATAGACCCACGTCAGATTAGCTTGCGGGAAAGTAACGATGTACCACTCGTGTCCCGTAATCTGCATGGAGTAAGCAATTGCATCCGAGACGTCGTAACCAATCAGCGAGTTCTCAACCGCGTGGGTTGATAATCTAATGAATTGGTAACCGTTGATCGTGCCAATTGTTGCGTGACCCAATAGATCCCGCGTGACAAACATAAACGATTCGGCCCATCGAGCTACGCTGAATGGCGCGTTGATGCCGTGTTGGATGAACGTGCCGCTGATCGGCGCAAATGGAAAGCTGGCAATCGTTGGGTCGGTGCCTGGTGACTCAACCCAGACCTCCGTCGTGTATTCGCCAAATAAAAATAGCTGCTGGTGATCAAAAAAGAGTGATACCAGATTGTCCGACCCGCCATCTTTGCGACCGTAGAGCGTGCTGGTCGTATAGGCTGAGCCAGGATCGGTTGACGTGAATAGCTGGCTGTTTGGCTTGTTGTAAACCACGTAGCCATTGGCGTAATCGCAAACCGTCGCATCGGCCCAAGGCCCATCGCTGGACAATTGGGTAAACGTGCTGGTTGTCAGATTGTAGATATACCGCGCAGACCCATCGGCAATGTAAGCCACAACGCCGTTAGAAGCGCCGTCATCGGTCGTTTGGATCTCGGTGATGCTAACGGGTCCGGTCGAAGTGATAAGCGTCCCAACCTCGGTATAAGACCAGTCTGCAAGAATGACGTACAGCTTGTTAGCTGCGACCGCAACCATCTGCCCGAATGGGTTGATCGCTCGCATTCCGCGCACGGGACCGTTTGGCAGCGTGACAATCGTTTGGTAACCGGGAGTCGGCAGCAACGCTATGACGCCACGCGATCCATCGGGCTTTACCGGATCAATCTCGGGATACCAGTTGATGCACTCTTGGGCATCCTGGTAGATGGTCGGAGCTTCGTAAGACGCTCCAACAAACCCAAAGTCAGCCATCAGACAAACCCGCCGGTCAAGATCCAGCTCGCGTCCTTGGCTTTGCCGGAGAACAGAACGTCAGGGAATTGTGCCGTTAGGCTCGGACGCATATTGGTACGCTTGAGCGTAGCCTTGGCTTGCGCTGCGTAAGCGTTGATCATGGCGAGCTGCGTCTGCGAATTTTTTCCGTACATTGGGCATAGACGCTCGGCCAAACACCAACGCAGAGCCATTAAATAGCCTTGCGGCAAAGCAATCGACTCGTACAAGTTGCTGTAGCGCCGAAACATCGTGTCGGCAAAAACGTGCATCTCGCCCTGCGCCGGAGCTGGCCAGACATAGATCGTGCCAAGCAGCTCAGCCGGTTGATAGTAGAGCGCTTTTGGCCAGGGTCCGTTGAGACTCTTGAGACCGATTAGCTCGTACTGATCCAATCCAATGACTGCAACAGGATAATCCAGCGAGTTCTGAGATTGGCCACCACCACCAGACTGGTTGATCACGCGCACAAACGCGCTGTTGATGCTGACTGGACGCTGATAGCTCGCCGTGATTGTGGTGCTGGCAACCGTCTGGCTTATGCTGACAATATACGTACCAAATTCGTTAACATTGCCGCCAGCGCCGGTGACAAACTGCACAATCGTTGTGCCAGTTGCAATGCCCGTGCCGACCAGCGTTTGCCCAAGCTGCACCGATCCGCTTGTCAGCGCCGTGACCGTTAGCGTTGTGCCGGAAATGGAGCCGGTGAATACTGCGCCGACCTGTCCACCTGGTCCAATCGTGTACTGCACTTGATTAGTGGCAGTCGGGAAAATGATCTCAGTCTGATAGCTGATCATCATCCGTTCGTTTGACCATTGGTCCAATATGTCATTGAGCATATCAAACGCATCTTGAGCTGCGTCGGTCGTTGGCGTTTCGCCAGCCTCAAGCGCTCCAATGTCCTTCAAGGACCGCGAAATGATTTCAATTGGCGCAGTCATAATCAGTACTCAATAATGACGTAGCCATTGAGCGTCGGAGGAGACGCCCCATCGTATAGCGCTTGAACGGGGACAATGTTGGTTGTCCCCCGGCATTGGTTTGCCAGACTGCCATCAAAGGTTTTTGCGATGTAGTTTGCCGAGCCAATTGAAAATGTTGAGTTCAGCGCAGATCCACCTGCCGGACCTGGCGTTGATCCGGTCGGACCTGCCGCTGTCAAGTAGGAGCCGATGCTTGTGTTGCCGGCAGCGCCACCGTTGGTAATTGCAATTGATGCGCCTGGCGTGACAGTAATGAAACCAGCAGCAACCGTATAGATGACGGTCGCGCCGTTTGAGTAAACGCCGCTGCCGATCGTGGCTCGCAACCGAGTGACGCCAGACGGAACCGTGAACGTATCTGATCCGCTGGTGACTTTGTAATACAAGCTAAATTGCAAGACGCCTGTGCTGATCGTTGGAGTCGTGGCAACAGCGCTGATAATCTCGTTGTTGGCGCCGCCAATCGTGATCGTCGTGCCGTCAGGACGCAACGCACCAATCTGAGCTGTTGTGGCAACCGGGAGCGCTGCACGCTTGATAATGGCGTCGTAATTCAAAGTCGACGCAATTGAATCGCGGTACAAGTAACCGCCGCCGCTCACCGGCAGCGCTCCCCCCGTGGTCGACAATGTGCCGGCAAGGAAACTCAACCCCGAGCCAACCGTTACGTTGCCGATGCCACCAGCTCCATCGCCACGCAGAATCGACGTGCCGCTTGTAATGCCCGTCACATCGTTGATGCCGGAGATGTTGTCGTAAGTGCCGATAGTGACCGCTGTGCTGGTCTGTAGCACCAGCTTATAAGCACCACCCGTCGTTAACCAAACCTGATTTGGCGTGCGCCCTGCGCTGTCCAACACAATCGGATTGGCATTGGCAATGGTTCCCGCTGCGCTGGTATACGTCGCTTGTGGCGTCGTCGTTCCTGCGGTGTACGTGTACAGCAGTCCACCGGCCAACGGAATTCCGAGATTGTCGAAAAACTGCCAACCGGCACCAGCTAACGGGGAAAGTCTAACGGCCATGATTAACCTTGGCTGATTTTGTAAGCGGCAACCAGTGCGTCATAGTTAGAACCAATTTGCGCCTTCAGCACGTCACGGATGCGAATTGACTTGTTTTGCTCAGCTTTCTCGGTGCGAACCAGAACGCGCAGACGGTCGCGGTATTGAAAATCGCCAATCTGGGCAACCTGATCGTCGCTCAGATCGTGCGGCAGATCTTCGGTTTTAATTGTGCGGAATGCTTCCAAGTCTTCTGGCCATTCGCCAGCCGGAAGCGCCTCAAGCATTGCAGCGTAGTTGTCGATGTTGAGCTGGTAGCCGTAGATTTCCATTTCACGGTGAAATGAATTCATGACTAGGCCAGCTTGTTTTTCTTGGTCGGTGATCATGATTTACCTTGTTTGGTTGCTAAAGGATACAGAAGTGGGAACGCCTGGTGCTGTGGCCGGATTGGAATACTGCGCCCCAAATCCAGTTGGGGTCCATGCGTAAACCCTTGCATATGGGGAAACAGATGGAATCGCTCCAACAATTTCAGTCCCGGTGCTAGACCAGTCAACAGCATAAACCGTTGATGTAATTGACGGACTTGCGTACAAAGACCCAAACCCAGAACCCCATTGATAAACCTTCAGCGCTGCCGGCGTTGCGTTGTTGCCGAATGCAATTGCAGACCCATTTGGCGCAAATCTTACAGCGGAAACCGTACCACCAATAGCTGATGACGGGTTTGAATATTTTGCGCCAAAACCCGCTGAAGTTACAGGGTAAGCAGCAATATATGGCGATAGAACGCTTCCAATTGCAACGTCATTTGTTGTCAAATTAAAGGTTATAGACGCATAGTTTGATGCCCCAGGAGGAAGCGCCACTGGATTGGCGTATTTTGTTCCAAACCCAGTTGTAGATGACCACGGATATAAAGAAATATTTGGTGATGCGCTATGGCTGAATGCAACCTGAGTATTATCGCCGTTTAACGTCAATCCACTTGCGCCACCGCTTGCGCTAAAAAGCGATCCATTTGAATATTTGGTCCCAAAGCCGCTGGCTTGGCTCCAAGCCCATGCTTGTGGATATAGGGGAGCTAGTGAATTTAAGCTAAGCATTGCGTCGACATTGTTTGTCCACGTAACACCAGGAGGGCCAGCGCTGGCTGGGTTTAAAGTGCTAGCAGGATTGGCATATTGCGTACCAAAGCCCAAACCAGACCATTGCCAAACATTGAAATAAGGAGCGGCAGAAAACGCTGCTGAAAAAACAGAATTATCACGGACAAACGAAACTTGAAGAATTGAATTTGCAATTGACGGGGTTGTGAAAAGCGATCCAAATCCAGTCGCAGAATCCCAGTTGTAGACTAAAATTCTTTTTGCTGGTGTTGCTCCACCAAATGCAATGTAAGACGATGGCGTTACAGGTGGCAGACCACCGGCGCTCCCTCCTGCAAACAGCATTCCAAGGAAACCGCTCATGTGACGCCAGTACCGGAAACATACCAAGTATTTACTGCAACCTTGAGCAGCGTTGCAATCCCGTTGCTGGCCACTGACCGAGTGCCTGCCGAGCTTGAGTTAGCGAGCTGTAACGTCACGCCAGATGCAGGAGTGATCGTGATCGCCGTGTTGTTGCTCACAATGGTAACAACCGTGCCAATATCAAACGCCACCGAAGAATTGAGAGGGACCGTGACGCCGCTGGTCACGTAGTAATGCTTGGCGTTATCAGACAGAATCAACGTGCCGCTGGTGTTGCCTGACTGCGGCATTGTCCGGTAGCCAAATGCGTAGCTTGTGCCTGCGCTGTCTTGCACAGTCGACGCGCTTGCCAATGCGGTGACCGTTTTATTGGTCAACGTCTGCGTGCCGGTAAGCGTTACAACAGTCGAGTCAATCGCAATCGTTCCGCTGCTGGTGATCGTCCCGCCCGTCAGGCCAGTGCCTGCTGTGATGCTGGTCACAGTGCCAGCCACCGAGTAGTTGGGGATATTAAGCGTCCCAGCAACAAACGTCGCAGCACCGGTCGATCCGCTCGTGGTCAACGTAATCGGAGCCTGGTAGTCAGTGCCAGACGTGGCAGCGCTTACCGCTGAGCCGTTGCCCTTGAGTAGACCATTGACGCTGGTTGTGATCGTGATCGCGGGAGTCGTGGTAGCCGTGGCAACCGTGCCGCCAAATCCATTAGCGCTCACAACAGATGCGCTAGTAACCGTTCCAGTCCCTGCGCCTGCGGAGTATTGCGGAACGTTTAGCACGTTGCCGACAAAGGTTGCTGCCCCGCTAGTCCCTGTTGTGGTTAGCGAAATCGGAGCTTGGTAATCAGTGCCTGCCGCAGCATTGGCCAGAGCCCCACCAGAACCCGCTTTGAGCAGCGCTGTGCCGCTCGGAGGAGTCAAATAGTCAGTGTTAGCCGTGGCAGCGCTGACGGTCGTTCCATCGCCCTTCAGAACGCCGGTAACCGTTGTGGTGAGCGTAATTGCCGGTGACGTTGTTGGATTAGATACCGTTCCTGCTAAGCCGTTAGCAGTAGCAACGCTGACGGTCGTAACCGTGCCGCTGCCGCCACCGCCACCGCCGCCAGCAATTGCCCTGAGAGCCATTAGAGTCCTTCGCCTGGGGTAATTTCAAAAGCTCCAACTGCGTCAGCTTGGAACCAAGCATTGGCAGGAATGCCACCAAAAACCTCGACCGAGCTAGGCAAGAACCCAAGCGTCTGCCGCTTTGGACTTCCAGCTGTCGGAGCTGCGACCGTGATCGTTGGCGTTGCATTGCCAGGAGCCGGCGCTACCCATGCAAGATACTGCGCTGATGCGCTGGTATTGCGGACCCGATAGCTCGTTGGGTTGTCGTTGTTATTGGTCGAAACCTGCACAGGAGACGTGCCAACAAGGTAGGTCGGGCCAAACGGCGTGAATGGTGAGTTGTACATTATTTAGCCTCTTGAGCCGCCTGATACGCATCAACAACGTCAGCAGTCCAAGCAGCCGAGCAGATTGCTTGCACGTTTGCCGGTACGCCTGACACGTCCTGACCTGGGGTTAGGCTCGACCGATGATAGGTTTTTGACAATTCCACGCCATCCTCGAGGATTCGAGTCGCCTCTCGAAACAGCACAATGCCGTTTTCCGTGACGGTGATTTGGTCAATCTTTGATTCTTTGGTGATAGCCATAATAAAACCCTTAAAGTTTCCGATTACATCAACCCGATGTAATTAATTATTGAGTTGTTAAATACGAGCCGCTAATACAAATGTACTGCGATGAGAATACTTGCGAAGTTGTAAAAGTCGTAGCCGTTGAAGCAGTTTGATAAAAAATCATATTTGTCCCGTTTTCAACAAGAACAGGATAAATTGCGGTTGAGGTAAAATTTTGAAAATTTATAGTGCCAAACCCAAGCCCGATTGTTGTACCCGGACTCCCCCCAGAGCTCGCCGTAAAAGGCAGCCCGCTAACTGCCAATTGAGCAGAATTTCCCGTTCCGGAAATAATTACCAACCTGATTGAAAACATAACCAGGCTGCCGACTTTTGTATAAAACCCTTCTTGCCTTCCGCTTCCGTACACAATACTGGAAACCCCTGCGCTAATTGTCGCAGTAAAAGTTCCTTCCTCATAATCATCCAGGGTATTTGCGTTTGTTGAAAGCGAAACGGTCGCCGGGAACGTAATCCCAGCCCCAACCGTGCTTGGGGTCGCACCGCCAACGCCAATAGTCGTTGACGCCGTTATCCGGGTCCCGTCAGTTGTAACCCCTGAAATACCGCCAAAAGCGCCGGCATTATTGTATTGCAACTGTGTTGTCGAACCACCCGGAGATCCACTACCAACCGCTGCCCATGACATCACGCCAGCGGTTGTACTAGACAATACATAACCGTTAGATGCAGGAACCGCTGTTGGCAGCGTATACGATTGAGTACCGGCGGTGGCAGGAGCCGCAATTGTGATCGTCCCGCTAGACGATCCTCTGTGAACGGTCGATAAAAATGACCCGGTTGTAAATGTACCGGCTGCTGCTGCCGTCCCTCCAATGGCAGGAGGAGAAGCAAGATAAGTGCTAAACCCAGTACCACTAACGGTTGAACTTGCCGAAAGCGTTGTAAATGCTCCGGTGTTGGCAGTGGTAGCGCCAACCGTACCGTTGATGTTAATTGATGCAGTGCCGGTCAGGTTTGTAACCGTACCGCTGGAAGGAGTGCCTAGCGCTCCACCGTCAAGCAACAATGTCCCGGTTGCGTCTGGCAACGTAAACGTGCGACTTGCGGTCAGCGTCGTTGGTGTAATGGTCGCCACATAGCTGCTAGTGCCGCCGGCACGACCTTGAAGTTGCACCGCATCTTGCGTTGCTGCCGCGATTGCTTTGGCCGTCGTAAACGTACCTGCTGCTGGAGCCGTTCCTCCGATTGCTGGAGGAGAAGCCAGATAGGTACTAAAGCCAGTGCCGCTGACCGTTGAGCTTGCCGAAAGCGTCGTGAATGCGCCCGTGTTTGCCGTCGTAGCGCCGACCGTGCCGTTGTGCGGGCCAGCCAATCCTGCTGCGGTCAGCGTGGTTCCATCAAACGTAAGATTGGCAGAACCGGCAAACGATCCAGCATTGTTATATTGAACCTGAGTCGTGCTACCGCCAGGAGAGCCGCCGCCAGCCGGTGCTGCCCACGTGCCATCACCACGCCAGAACGTGCTAGCCGATGCGCCCGTACCGTTGCCGAGGTTCGTGACTGGTAGGTTGCCGGTTACTTGAGTCGCCAGGCTGACACCAGACAAAGCGCCACCGAGTGTCAGGTTGCCCGAGCTGGTGACGTTGCCAGTCAGCGTAATGCCGTTGACCGTGCCAGTGCCACTAACCGAGGTAACCGTTCCAGCGCTCGCCGCAGGGACCGCCCACGTACCGTCTCCACGCCAGAAGGTTGTTGACGATGCCGAGGTCCCCGAATTCAGATTGGTAACCGGCAGATTTCCGGTAACGCCCGTCGTTAGCGGCAGACCAGTAGCATTGGTCAGCGTAACGCTGGCAGGCGTGCCAAGCGTCGGCGTGGTCATCGTCGGGCTAGTCAGCGTCAATCCGGCAATCGTTGCCGCAGTAGCACCGAGCGCCACGTTCGTTGATCCAATCGTGACCGAGCTGTTGGCCAATCCAGCGTTAGGAATCGTCGCAGAAGCCGTTACAGCGCTTGCGCCGTTGGCATACATATAACCCGTCAAGCCAGTCACGGTCAGCGTGCTGAAAGCGCTTGAACCGCTTGCAGCGACTTTTTGCCATGCTGAGCCGTTATAAACAGCCCAGTCACCAATCGCCCAGGTCGTGATGCCGTTTAGGTTAGTCGAGCCAGCCGTCGAGACAACGTAGTAAAACCCGAGCGTTCCAACGCTCGATGTAAGCGTCGGACTATTAGTCGAAGCATTCCACGTTCCTTGGTAGCTGTTGCTGGTCGTTGCAATCGTGCTTGCAGCGGTAATCCGGCCCTGAGCGTCAACGGTAATCTGAGGAATGCCGATAGACGTGCCATAGGTTCCCGCTGTGACCGCTGTGTTCGCCAGCGAGATTGTGCCGGTCGTGGTGATCGGACCACCCGTCAGACCCGTCCCGGTTGCGACGTTTGAGACGCCACCAGCGGTTGATGCGATGGTGACCGTGCCGCCTGGACCCGAATCGGTCAACGTGATATTCGTGCCGGCTGTCAGAACCCGCTCGTTGGGCAATCCGGTCGACGCGCTCAGCGTGACATAACTATCGGTTGCACCAGCGCCAGAGCTGATTGGCTGGCCACCGTTGCCGACTAGAGTGATGAAATTGCCGTTGGCGTCATAAGTAGCACCAACAGGGACCACGTTCTGCGACGTAACGACGTTGACCTGATTCGTTTGCGACATTTTTTATTCCAAAATTAAAGAAAAAAGCCGACCCTTGTGAGATCGGCTTTCTCCTTATTTGCCCAACTTACGGCAGGAACGTGAGATCGTAACCGTAGACAAACACGTCAACGGTGGCAGGGTAAGACGCTGCCGTGCCGACGTTAAAGTATACGTTCTGACCCGTCTGAGCTGCTGTAGACGCTACAGTTCGCTGCGACACAACCGAAGCGCTCGTCAATGCGCTCAGGCTGGCATTCGCCACGATTGCGGTGCCGCTTGCGCCAGGCGCTGAAAACACGCCGGCCAAAGGGACGGTTGCGGTGCTCAGGTTAGTAGAAGCGTTTGTCACAATGACGTTTGAAACGCTGTAGCTGCCCGTGTTGAGGATTGGCAGAACGGTATCACCCGCTACTGCCAAGCTGACTGACTGAGCCGATGCCAACAAACGCAGAGCTTGGTTTGAACCAAGCACCTGTGGATGATTGGCAACGGTAGTTGCTGGTCCCGGATTCGCCATGATTATTTCCTTAAATCGTTATTGATTAAGCTGCGACTCGGCAACCCAACTCAGGGTAGAGCATCGCCCAACCGTAGAGCACGTCAAGTCGACATGGGATGGAATCGTTATTAATTGTATATTGACGAACCACACGAATCGAAAGCCCCAGGTCACGATCCGATGCACGTCCAGCGAAGACCACCCCGGCCGGCAGCTCAAGATCGGCGCAAGCCAAGGTCTCACAGTTCCTATGAAGGATGATGTTCTGTGGCGATACCGTTCCGGTGTTATTGAACGGAGTCACAACAGCGCTTGAGCTAGTGGCCGAAACGTAGCAGTTCTGGAATTGACCAGCGGTGATGATCGCGGGGCTAACCGTGACCGATGCCGAGCCACCCGAGCTGATGGTCACAGCGCTGGTAACAACGAAATTACGCAGACGGTTCGTGCCATACGGCTGGCGGTTCTGTGGGTTAACAGCGTAGACGTTAGCGATGGTGATCACGTCGCCTTGCTGGATCGGAGCTGCTGCCGAGGTTGCTGAGATGGTGATCGTCGATGACGATGCCCAACCAGACGTCAACGAGCCGGTGAAGGTCGCCGTGTTGGTTGCCAGCGTTGCAGAAGCGTAGGAACCAAACGTCTGCGAGACCACGTTCTGATCCATCTTCCAGCGCATACCAGCCGAGTCGGTACCCATCATGCCCTTTTCGTACTGCTCGCTGATCTTCTGGCTAGGCATAAACAGCCCTTTCAGCGAATCAACGATGGTAGCCGAGGTAAATGGCTCGACGATACAAGCACGGCGCCCGTCGCGTGGCGCACCTTCTGAGTCCAGATAAGCCTGGCCGGTCAGGTAGGTCAGCAACGAGGTAGGAGGCACGCCAGCGGTACCGACGATGTTGGCGATGTTGTTCTTAGCAAGAACCAGACCGTCACGGTCGATCTTGTTGGCGATCGCAGCAACGCCAGGCTTGATCACGCGATCCGAGAACATATCCAGCGAGAGAGCCAGATCTGCCGTCGAAAACTGTGTATCAACGTGGAATTGGGTGTTCAAAGTGACGGGTACACTTGTCTCGTTGAAGTCCTCGACGGCGAGATTTGGTCCCGTGGTCCCGATAAAGCGTGCTGGCTTACGGACATTGACGGTCTGTCCGATTTTCGCGCCTGATACAGAAAATTGATCATCATACTCACGGTTGACCTCGGAGGTGAACGTAAGTTCGTTCTCCAAAACCATAAGAGCTTCATTGGTGATCTTACTAATCGTAAGTAAGGTATTAGCCATTTTATTTCCTTCGCGTCATAGACGCATTAAATCTGTTTACCTAATCTTGCCGGCTTGTCTAGCCGCTTTCCATGCTGCATATGTCCCATGAAATTCACCTTTGGAATTCACAAGATTATCAGCGGTTGCGTTGCTTGACTTGATAGGGTTGATCGGGGCTGGTGCCTTGCTTTTTACCACAGATCGCTCGGGCTTGCTAGTTTCAGATTTCTCAAACTTTGCTTCTAGCTTGCCAATAGCCCTCAGAGCTTGCGCTGCCGACATATCATTAAAGGTTCTGGCCTGATCCTGATTTGATGCAAGGTGATACAGGATTTGTGGTCCTACGTCTGACTCTAATATCGCGTCCCGAATGTGATTCGGCACAACAATATCGCTTGACGCCACCATCTCATCAAAATCATCAATCTCAGCCTTTGCCGCCTCAAGCCGCTTAGTCCAAGTCTGTACGACTTTCGCCTGTTGCTCTTGCGCTCGCCTTTCTGAATCCTGCCGATCTCGCTCTTTAAGTGCTCTTTCAGCGCTATATTCAGCCAATGCTTCTGCGTATTCAAACGCATCGGTAAATTGATCCGGCGTCGGTTTGGCATCAGCAACAGGAGCCTGTCTCGGCGCCTGTCCTTGCTCCAAAGCCGCTAGCCGTGCTTCCAGCGCTTCCCTGGCATCACGTTCACGCTGAGCATCAGCCCTGGCTTGTTCGCGTTGCCTTGTTAGCTCTGAAAACCGCGCTTTTAGCTTGCTAGGTTTCCCTTCGCTTTCTATGGTTGGTGCTTCATCTTCCGCTTCTGGCTCATTCTCAACCTCGGATTCGATTGGCTCTGCTTCTTCAGCAGCCTCAATCTCACCTTCGGGAGCTAAGTTCAGTTTCTGTGCAAAAAATTCGGCCTGATTCTCTGACGTGACAACTTGCGTTGTCTCTCTTGGTTCTGACATGGTTACCCACGGATTTTCCCGGTGAAACGCGCCGGTACGATTGCGCTTATATAACCCGCTTTTGCATTGGTGTCAAAGACTATTGCATAAACGGGTTTTGACCTTGGTCAACGTCTTGCACGGCATAGGTTGCAGCCATCATTTGCTCAGCGTTACGTCGCTCAATCTCTCGAGCCAATGCGTCAATAGGCATATTGTGGATTAGCAGGTTAACCAGCGCATCAATCTCGGTCTTGTTTTGGCTCGTGATTGACCTAGTGTTCTGGTCATTGACCTTAACCTCGGCCATTGTCTCAGTGTTATGAGCCTTTGCCGTGACTTCCATGAGCTTGCGCTTGTTAGCTCCTTCTTCCTTAATTTGCGCCACTTGACCGCGATTGTTGATTTCGAGCTGCATCGCTTGCATTTGTTGCTGCATCATCTGCATTTGCTGCTTGGCTTGTGCGAGCTGCATCTGGACCTGTGGCGGTATATCTGACTTCTCATCAATCTGCGCCAACGGGTTAACCGCGGCCAACCGGTCGGCAATGATCTCGGCGCCAGGGAAATCCATCTGTCGGAACACCAGATCGCCAGCAGCTTGGAACAGCTCTGGGCTTGATCCAATGAGCGGCATCATTGCATCGACCGCTTGAATGCGCCGTGATGCGTAGCCAGGACCCGTGTCCATGCTGACGTCATACTCGCCAACGGTGACGTCGTTTAGCACTCTCCCAACCTGGGAGGCTTCATTGATGGTGATCAAGTCTGGTTTGCCATCAACGCCGATGATCCGCATCACGCGCTCGCTATCGTAAATCTTCGGAATCATATCCAGAATAATCCGGCCAGTCTGGGCAATGGATTTAGTCAAATTATCGTAGTAGTGATAATTCGTCATATCCACTTGTTGCTGCTGACCGTTCAGCGCTTTACCGCTGATGTTGCCGGTCGGCAATTGGCTCGGATCGAAGATGCCCACGACCTGCTGTAGATCGTTGCTGACCGACTCTGCCGCAGCCATGATTCCAGCAGGAGGTGGCTCGGGTTGCAGACGGGTCGGAACCGGCGCCGTCCGTCCCTCAATGTCGGTCTGCTTGTATCGCAGCACCGGCGTGGCTTTGATGTTCGCCGCTGCCCACTCGGTCTCGTGACCTTCGTCTTGCCCTTCGGCCAGCAGCCACTTGGCTTTCGGCGCCAAAGCAATCGCCTCGGTCATGCTGGTCTGCCAGAAGTTGTACATCTTCTGCGGATCTTTGGCGTAGCGCACCAGCCCGTACTTGATCGACTTACTGTCAATCACGATCCGACCGCCATAGACCGGCACGACAGGGATAAATTTACCTGGCCAATCGCGCTCCTCAAGGATCTCCATGGCGGTCAACTTGCACCACTTGACTACTTTTTTATAGCTATCGCGTTCACCAACGATCTCGAGCCCGTGCTGGGCCATGAAATCCTTGCTTGGAAGCTGATCCTTGAACAGACGGGATTTGTCGTTCAATAGATATAACTTGGCAGGCGTGCGCTCAATGTAAAAATACTCGGCAATCCGAACATCTTCCTTGGTCACCCACTCAGGATTACTGTCGCCGCTGCCTTGAGCGCTGAAATTCCCGCCATCGTCAGCATTTGGGTACATCTCCCGAAACTTGTCCTTGCTCATGATCGTCGTGATCAGGCAACGCTCTTGGTCCGAGCCGTCTAGCGCCGTGCTGTTGGGATCAAAATAGACGCTGAACGGGTTCTCGATTGACTCAATGTAGATCTCTTGGTCAAACGACTCAGGAGACACGTAATCGGTCACCACGCGCCAGTAACCCCAGCCCATCCTGACGGCAGACTCAAACGCTCGGTCATAGGCACTATCGGCGTCGCTATTGATCTCAATGTGCCGACATATACCCTCGACAACCTCGGCAGTCTCTTTGTCTGCGTAGCTGTTGCACGGATGGACCTTGATCCGGGGACGCTGCTGGCGCTGCTGGTTGGCGATCTGCCGGCAATAGGCGTCGAGCTTGTTAATCGTCAGGCACGGCCTGGCTTCCAGGTTCCGGCTGTTCTGGATCTCGACAGGCCATTGGTCGCCGCTGACAAAGCGCAGATCGTCCAGCGCATCAGAGCGGTTGACGCTATCGGCTTCGCTTGCCAGACGCAGAAATTTCATTGCATCAGCAATGCGCCCGTCCTCGCCTTCGTTTTGATAATTTGCCATTTCAGCCCATCCAGTTCGTTGGTAACGTGAAGGTTACTTGTTTCTTACGTTGC